CTTGTTAATTATTTATATAATATTACACATTTATTATTATTATTATTATTATTATTATTATTTATATGATTGGTGGTCTAGAATTGCCTGCAATATTTTGCAAATCACTATTTCTTTGTTCTTGCAATTTCTCAACTGTAAGGTCCTCAGATATTTTATTATCTTTGTAATTATAATCGTCTTCGGGTGTTTGTATATTACCACTGGAATTTAAATCAACATAATTGTGCATTTGACGCATACCTCCATTTCCTTTTGCCTCTAACTCTTCTGATCCTTGGTCTAAAAAACTGTAGCTGTCAGAGACAATATCGCCAAAACCACCTGAACCAAATGAAAATGCGGTGGGTTCCATATTATTCCGCGTAGCCCGAGCTTTTGCTACTTGTTGTGGCGGTTTTAAGTATTCTTGGATTGCATTACCGTAAAGTACATTATATCCTTGATTTAAAAGTAACAGCGCTGGAACCCGAGAAACATTTTCAGGCATAACAATTTTTTGTCCATTATCTAGTACTATAAAAATCTTTCCATTCGCGTCTTGTTCTCTTCTATCTATGCAAATAAAATGAATGTCATTTTGTGAAACCTTATTTTTTGACAAATGTTCTAATAAACTTTTGGAATGCTGGCAATAATTGCTATAATACAGAATAGATGTCATTAAATTATAGTTAATTAATTAATTCTTATTTTTAACTCATTTAAAAATAAAAATGATTTATTTATATTTAAATATATGATTAATATAACAAATATACTATGGATCCTAAAGTAAAACTAAACAATAACAAGAACAACAAGCTACAATTCACCCTTACTGGATGCAACGTAAGTTTGGCTAATGCTATAAGGCGCACTATATTATCAGACATTCCTCAAGTTGTATTCAAAACAACTCCGAATGATGAAAGTAAAACGATAATTCATGAAAACACTTCGAATTTGAATAATGAATTGATAAAACAGCGTCTAAGTTGTATACCAATTCATATTAATGATTACGAATCGTTTCCATATGATAATTATGTAATGGAATTGAACGTGTATAATAATACAGATACTATGATGACAGTTACGAGTGAACACTTTAAAATAATTGATAAAACCAATATTAATGAAAAGGGCGAAAAAGGAGGGGCAACTAAAATAGACACATCATCGATTTTTCCTAAAAATGAATTAACAGGTGATTACATCGACTTTGTAAGATTAAAACCGACATTATCACAAGACATTCCTGGGGAAAAGATACATTTAACGGCTGGTTTCTCAATAGGAACCGCTAAAGAAGATGGTATGTTTAATGTTGTATCTACGTCTTCATATGGATGTACTGTGGATGAAGCTACACGAGACCAAGAATTGGAAAAACTTGCACAAAAATGGAAGGATGAAGGAAAAGATAAGACCGAGATAACACTTGAAAAAAAAAATTGGAAGCTACTTGAGGGTGCAAGATATACAGTAATAAACAGTTTTGATTTTATTGTTGAAACAGTAGGTGTTTATACTAATCGTGAAATATTGAATAAGAGTACACAAGTTTTGATAAAAAGATTAGATGACCTAGATAAGCTTATTGAAGAAGACAAAGTGGAGATTGAAAAATCGAATAATACTATGAATAACTGTTTTGATATTACTTTGGAAAATGAGGATTATACGATTGGGAAAGTAATTGAATACCTACTTCATGTGAAATTTTATGAACCAGGTATTTTAACCTTTTGTGGATTCAGTAAAGTACATCCACACAATACATCTAGTATAATAAGGGTTGCTTATAAAGATGTTGTAGATAAATCGTACGTAAAGGGAAATCTAAAAGTAGCGGTAGATGAGGCAAAGATATTCTTCAACAAGGTACAAAAAGAATTTGAAAAATTAGAATAATAAAAATTATATTATATTACACCTTTCCAAAATTATTATATAAAATTATTGAATAATTAATTTAACTATTAAATAATTTTCTATTTTACTTATTTTCTGTTTATTTTCGCCTATTTTTCTGCCAATACAGTTGTTCACAGTAACACAATACTCTTATTTTTTTTATCGTCATAAATCGTATTTCTGTAGTCCCAATTTAGCGTATACATTAATAGCGGGACGTCTAGATTGTTCACATAGGTAATAACATAACTTTTATTTACATACCCCTTTTTATGTCTCAATTCATTCATGTATTGTTGGTGTATATTATACATGTGTGTTCTAAAATTTGGGTTGTAATTTTTTAATGCATTATTTTTCCGAATATAACAATCAATATAGTTGCTAAGAAGCGTAGTCGTAAATGTATGGAGTTGCTTTTTGTATAGCGTGAACGTATTTTTATCTTCTGGATAATACTTAAGATAATCCGTTACTTTACCTTGTCTTCGTAAGCATAAATACTGATACTGTAGTTTGTGTATACTATTGCCTCTCAAGTTCTTGATTTCTTCGTATATAGGGTTCCTTATTTTAGTCCTTTCACCAGTTTGTGTATTCTTGATAACAACACCTTTTACGTAATAACGCGTATTACCCGATGCATATTCTGCTTTGAGTTGTTCGTAACAGGTAAACGGTATTGACTCAGGGAAATGTATCATAACACCATCCCAATCGTATTTCTTTACCTCATTAATGTCATGTGTAATTACGTCAATAGCTTCAGTTGTTTCTGTTGTTTCTGGCTCGGTACCTGGTTCTGCGCCTGGCTCTGCTAATACATCTTGTCCTGTAGTGGGTTCTTTTTTATAAACTATTGAATACACCGCAACCAAATATAATTTTGGATGTGTAATAGGCACAACTATCCGATATTCTGGATGCTGTAAAACAAAACTATAACAACAGTTCTTGTTTAATTTGTCCAATTTTAAATTACACTCATTTAATGTATCCACAAAGTATTCTCGGAATGTTTTATTCTTTAATGGGTTTAAAGGCTCAACGAAAAATCTGGTGTTTGCACTCACAGTATTACGTGTAGCAATCTCCCATCCGCCAGTTAATCCTATCTTATCATCCCAGAATACATTAATCATGCTACCATCGATGAACTCCTCTGCTATTAATGTATTATCATTATTATTATTATTATCAGGATATTTCTCTCGGAAAATATCTAACATAAGTGATTTGGGTGGCGAATAACATACGACTCTATTAGCTGAATTCAATATTACAGAGCGACACAAACCCAAAGTAGGAACTAAATCATTATTCAGGAATGTTTTATCATATTTTATTATCGAGTATTTGTTCCCTTCTACTGTACTGTATCCAACCTTATTTAATCTCAACGGTTTCATAAACGGAGTATTATTAATTAATTCATTAAAACTTGGTATATTAGTTAATCGTGTAGTCACCATAGTTATAGTTGTATAATAAACGTAATAATCTTTAAATGTGTTTATACAAATTAATCATCCGATGTCAATATTTTTCGTCATCTGTTAATTGTTTTTCTAATAAAAATGGATCTTTATAAGTAAATATCCTTCTTGAAATAAAATTATTAAAATTCAGTTTTTTTACACTAGTACATCGAAACATATTATTAAATACATAGTAATTTTTCTTTATATAGGTATTCAATATATTATAGTCTAATAAACAATCATTTTAAATGTTCAAAGGTGTAAAATAACACAAAACAACACAAAACAACACAAAACAACACAAAACAACACAAAACAACACAAAATGATTTAAAATGATTTGTATTTAAGCATAAAAATTTCTATGATAAATATAGAAACAAATGTCATTTAATATTGGAGAATACTTTAATACAGAAAAAAATAAAGACCCAGGAGACAAAGATAACGAAGCAAAAGAATTAAATAATGACCCAACAATAGAATTACAACTAGCAGACATAATACAGATATCCGCACCCAAAAATGATAATTTGAATGACCAAATATTTATAATTGATTACATCGACAAAACAAAAATTAAATTGATAAACACAGAATCGATGAGCGCGATAAAGCTAGATATTTCTCCAGAAGGGTATGTAGGTGACGGAACTATAGAAAAGATATCTATACTCAGTAGAAGTAAACATGACGGATATGCTAAACAAAATAACCTAGTACCCAACACTTGGATTGATATTCATTTCAGCGGCGACTTTCCAGCCGTTATTACTGGAGAGATTACCAACCTAGAAAATGACATGATTGAAATTAAAACTGTAGACAACGACATACTTTATATCGATTTTGACTACAAAGGTATACCTGAAGATATTCCCGTTTCGTTTATTGAAATTCGTGATAAACCGAAAATTGATGACCAGGGCGAACGTGAAGAGGGTGAACGTGAAGAAGGGGAGAAGGATGAAGGCGTTGAAGGCGATGCTACGAATATTGATGGCGAAAAAGACGAACAAGCTACCGAAATAAACGTCGACGTACCAGTAGATAACATCAAAAACCAAATCCGTGAATTTATTTTAAAAGGAAATCAAATCAAATTCGGTCACGAAGAACTAGGACCAATCGTGCAATACATGGATGTAGCAAGTAAATACACAAGATACAGTATAGAAGACCAAGTAAGCGAAATGATGGACGACTTATTATCTACTATTCCTAATAATCAACGAACAAACAGAGTTCTAACCAACATTCATCGAGTAATAGAAAGATTCAAACAATTAAGAACCAGATTCTCCAAGTTTGACGAATATGGAAATGTGGATGGACGATTAGTATATGAAGCACGCTACAAACCGTTAATGGAATATTTTGAAGGTTTCAAACATAACTTATATTGGTTGATGCCAGTTGTAAAGAACGTGAAGAAAATGTATAACGTGTCTCTTGATGAAAATAGCGAAAATGATATAGTAAACCTTAAACTCAAAGATGACCTGGAAGAAATGAAAGAAATTTACCAAAAGTATAAATCGAACGAACAATCTGGTCAAGACAACAAGTACGTTGAATTCAACGTAAATATGAACTATAATTTGACACCCTTCAACGAACTAGACGTTGAAGTAAAGAATACTGATACATTAATAGACAAACATGTAGGTGACGATATTAATGTGATTATTGACAATCTAGAGGACATGTACTCTACAGTTTATTCCAACAGCGATGTCAGAAACAGAAGATTCGTAATTACAAAGTATAACTTAGGTATGAGCAAACTAGACACCCTAGATACAAGTGGCAGCAAAATGATTTCGACAAGAGTAAGCATGGTACCATCTGACCGCATGTCAATCAAATCTATCATGACACTCCCAGAACCTACTGTGCGTTTTTCAAAAATTAACTTGAACAATACTAACATATTAGAAAGGGCGAACCTGAACAGAATATTCTTGGAATACTGGCAATTTCTCAACAAGAAAACAAAGGTAAATAATATTATTGTAGAAGACATAGATAATGACCTTAGATTTAACGAGAACAACTTTGTAAATAACATCAAAAACTATGTGTTAGCTTTGCCAGAACAAACCAAGAATAGATTGACCAAAGAAGAAATATACTACAATTTTATTAAGACGATAGTTCCAAAAACGAAAATAATATTCACGCTTATGAAAAAATACATTAAAGGTAAGCTTAGTATAGTGGATGTTGTAAGTTACCTCGAACCGTTTTTAATTTACACCGATAATTTGACATATATGCAGTATAAAGAAATTGTCCATTTCATACATGAAGAGATCAGCAAAAACAACAAGAATTTCATCGAAAGAGGAAAGATATTCATCCGTCTGAATAACATTAAATCAGCAAACATTAATTTCGCAAATGCATACGACGTTATTTCGATGATTACATCTGATAAAACTCGTGACGAGGTATTTAATGCCTATAACATGAACATCACACAACCCATGACAAAATCAAATAGTGAGCTACTATGCGATTTAAATAAGAATGACGCAAGGCGTTTACTCACATCTGCTATATCGTTACAAAACTTGGTGCTTTCTTTTCCGTCCGAGTTTACGAATTTGTTGACCGATGAAAAAAATGCGATTTCTAATATGATAGACAACGACAAAGATGACTCGTGTAAGAGTATAGTGATCGCTAAGCAATACAATAGTTCGAGTGAATTAAAGAATGATAACAACGTGAATATTTACTTTGACAAAAAGTATGACAAAACCAAATATGACCTACTGGATAACTACGAGTCGCAGTTGTTGAAAATGTCAACCGAAGAATTTGCAAAGTATTTGTTGGATGAGTTTAAAAATAAGTTCCGCTTATCTGAGGAAAATGCTGAATATTTGATGAAAACTCTACTTGATGGTAAAAAGAAGGTCATAGATGGTCAGTATGCAGTATTGATTAAAGAAACTGCGAACAACGACGTTACATCTAATAGCGACGTTAGCACAAATAGCGAAGTGAGCGATACAGAATATTATGTGCGTAAAAATAATAAATGGGAAGTAGCCAAGGACGTTCCTACTGAAAATTTGGTAGATGACGAACAAGTTATGTGTAATATCCAGAAAGATTGCATAAGTACACACACCGACGATAATGATAGTAATAATAAGTGCAATAGTATGCGTTCTAGTGAATTGAATATTCAGCATCGTCTTATGACTACCATGTTGAATGAGTTTGACTCAAACTATACTCTAACAAAAGGGCAGTTGACAGAGGAATTAACCAACAGCTATAATTACTGCTTGACCAATATTGAGAAGCTCGATACCATACGAAAAAACAATCAATTAAAATACAACAACTACAAATATAAGTTGGGAAGTATCGAAGATAGAGAGGGCGAACAAATTGTGTCACCTTATAGCCAGCTCCTAAATCTGATTTTGAGACAAGGTGATTTCGTCAAAAAACAACAAGACATTATACGTTTTGTGAATATTTACACTAGACAACCAGTTACTATAGGTCTAGGTCCGCTTAACAAGAAAGAATCCGTACACTGGTTATACTGTAAAAAAACGAATTTGCCCATATTACCAATATTCAAGTACAATATGGCAGTAACATATATCAAAACCCCAAACAATTACCAAGAGTACATAGCAATTCTCATCAGTACTATTGGAAAGCTTAGCGACACCGGCAATTCTTATATCGACGAGAATAGCGGCTGGGTTATCCAAAAAATAGAAGACGACTACGATGAGGGGTACGAGGGTAGTTTCAAGGTGAGCTCGCGTGAAATAATGGAAGATGCTGCAGGAGATAAAATCACCCTCGCCAAAACAACTATGAAATATGACACGTTAGAGACGAAAACCATATCCAATATTGTAAACGCGTTGTCGGTGGCAATAGGTGTGAACCTAGAATCACAAAAGGAGTTCATAATTAACGGTGTTTTGGATGTTATGAAAACAACTGTTGAGTCGGAGGAGGACTACAAACTGAAAATCAAGAAAATGGCAGAGGCGAACAAAAAGGTAATGAGCTATGAGACATTCTATAATACTGCTATGCTTTTTTACACTTTGGGTATGATACTTATAGCTATCCAAACGTCGATACCATCGATAAAAACACGCAAGACGCATCCTGGGTGTGTGAGGTCTTTCAAGGGGTATCCTTTTGAAGGTAACGGCGATTACAGTAGTGTTGAGTATATTGCTTGTATTGCGTATGACATCAAGAGTTCTGCTGACCCCTGGAATGCCTTAAAGAGCAAGAAGCGCGATTACATTTTCAACAAAATAAAATCAACTATTGACAATTTTTTGATGGGTTTATGGATGGTGAAGGAGAAGATAGATTTGAAAACAGAGTACTTATTGCTTAACGAAAAAGACGAAATTGCAGATGAATATAGCGTGGCGAAATGGACTACATTTTTACCACCATTAGTTCCTTTCCATTTGAAGAACGTAACCAACGTTACTAGTGATTTTACTAAGTCATTATTGAGCGAGATGAAACATGGTAATATTACGCAAGATAAGAAGCTCAATACTATTCTTTCGAAAATCATGTTGTTTTCTTTGGGTGTGCAAGAAAAAATACAAAATGTGGTAGATAAGGAGGAACTGCTACTAGTAAAAGCGAATAATGAAAAATACATAGAAAATGCATGCTGTGAAACGAATGATGATACTACTACCATCGGCTATTTCATGAATAAGAGTAGTGACATCAAAAATTACGCGGATATTGTCGGAAAATTAACCGATACTATGAATGATATTGACAATATTACCAAGTCGAAATTGTTGTATAGTACTATTGACACTAAAAACAAATATCCCGAAATAAGCAATATTTTTGATGAGAAGATAATCTACTTGGCATTCATCAAGTTTTGCAAATTCAACTCGTATATGGAAACGCCCGAATATCTGAAGTCGCTTTGTTCGGAAAAACCTGATAAAACCCTTATTGACATTAATAGTTCGATTGATGAGATTATTGTGAAACTCAAACAGGACGGGAGAGAGTATACATATGATAACTTTTTACGATTGATTCAAAATGTGTCAAAACATAATATTATTAATACGTCAGTACATCATGATACGGTGTCAGGGATTACCAAGTTTAGAGGGTTCATTAATTCGTTGATTGACGAAAAAGATGATAATATTGATAATAAACTATTAGGGTTGTTTTTGAATTTAACGGATACGTTTGATGTTGCATCTCACAGTATTAGTGACGAAACTAAAGCTTTGAATAATTACTTAGCTACTCAGAACACGGAAATGAAGCAAGAAATCATCAGTTTTTTAAAACAAAACAAAGGAGGTAACATAAGCAATAAACAAATAAAAAATGTAATTAGAGTAGTTGAAGAAATAGACGCAGCGATAGAGAATAACAGAGATTACAAAAAGTATTCAAATAATATTATTAATTTTTTCAAGAATACTATCCATAACCTGGTGGACGTATTTCCGAATATAATTTTGAACAACGTTGATTATAATAATGTAATAATGAAAAAATACCTGAATTTGTCAAAAACTCACATTAATAAAATTAAAACCATGGTTTCTGAATATTACAAACCTTTGCGTGAGCAGTACAGTAATAATGAGATAACCAGTATTTTATATAAGGTGCAGCAAGATTGTCATACTATTGAACTACTATCTACGCTTACACCTACGTTTTCTACTATAGATGATAAACGACAAAAAATTACGCCTATATATGATGAAAGAACAAGCATAATGATTTTTATATACTACACGCTAAAAATTTTGCATACTTATGTAAGTTTGTCTCAGGAGTCAGATATGGTAGTAACTGAAGTCGCAAAGAATGATGTAGAGGAAGACCTTATAACAGCTGAATACTATGATGAAGGTGAAACCAAGGTTGATTTTATGGAAACAACTGATCGTGAATCGACACAGCTCATAAAAGGAAATGTCAAATTGCTTAAACAGAAAACCGTAGGGTTGTTAGTTAACTACCTAACTATTATTAATAACGATAAAGAGATTGTGGACATTACTTATGAAAGCATATCAGATAAAATATTCAAATTAAAGGACAAAGAAAAAGATGTAATTCGGTCAAGATTGACATTAATGACTGATGAGGAAAGGAATATTGATACTATGATGAAGGTAAACAAGTTGGGTATGTGGGGGAAAGGAATGGAAAAGGGACTTACACAATATGTGAAAGAAACGTATGATGAAGAGGAGGACTTTAGGAATAAAATGATGGATGTCGAGAATAAATTGCGACGTAAAAATGTTCAGGATGAAGATTTGGATGATGTAATAGAAGATTATCTTGAAGAAGAAAACGTGACTAAAGAGATAGAAGCAGAGGAGTATGACATGAGAAACATGACAAGTGATTATGATGAGGGTAATTGGGTCGATTTTGATCCTGATGAGGATAGCGAATATTATTAAAACACGAATATGCGAATATATTATGAAATAAAAATAAAATAAAATTTTTTAAGGAATCAATATATATGATGTCTAAGAAATATATACGAGAAAATATCCCTTTAGTATCCATTATTATTTTTGTAATATTATTTGGTATTATACAATTCAACAAACCGAGGTTCCTTTACAATAAGGATGGTAGTTTAAGAGACTTCGGTATTGGGTACAAAAATAAAACTATATTCCCAGTTTGGTTATTATCTATTGTTTTAGGAATATTATGTTATCTGGCTGTGAGATATTATGTTACTTATGTTTAATCATATGTATATTATATTTAAAAGTGCGAAATTTACAAATTAGATAAGAAAAAATATTTTCATATCTAATACCTACTACAGAAAGGTGTACAACTAAATGTCTGCTAAAATGTGTAAAATATTATCACTATTTTATTCATTTTTTTATGTATTTTGTGTCATTTTACAAAATGATAGCATCTACACTTTTCTGTTGTTGCTTCTTTTATATCAAGTATTTTGAAAGGGATAAAATTGATATTATCTAATTAATCAACTGTATAAGTTGTGCTAGTTTTTGCCTTTTTATCTTGTTCTGCTTGGTCTTCCTGATCCAAGAAATCTTGGTAGTTCTTCTCCATCTGTGCAGGACTAGTTACACAACCCTTTGAATTAATATTCAGCTGTACAAATGACGTTACTATTAAACCTGTGTAAATAAACCATAATGCTTCGCCTACATTATCACGTGTAGTGACTAGACTAAATAATTTATTTTTCATATCTATGGTTTCTTGGCTACTAGCATCTTTGTACTTTTCCTTCATTAAAGGTTGAAGTGTAGTCCAAAACTGTGTGAAATTAAGTGGAACTATTTGATTAATTAACAACGACGGATTTGTCATAATATTCATAATCACCTGAGCTGCATTTTGAAGTGCGTTTTTCTCTTTCGCTGAATGGTTATTATCTTCTGCAAGGATAGATTGTACTTCTGTTTGGATTAATATTTCGTCTAATATTGCATTCGCATTACTAGATATCATTAGGTAGCCAATAACATCAGAAAATGCGCTCTTTATACCTGGAAAAAGAATAAGTGCGGCGACAACTAAACCAAACATGAAAATCCAAGGCAAGAATGTAGCTATAGCAGCAGGGCCAAGATTATCTTTAACATTACCACCACATTTATTAGTAATACCTGCAATATTAAGTAAAAATTGACTTAATAGGATAACTAAGAAAAAAGCAGCTAAACCAAGATGAACAGATTTATTATATTCTTTATACTCCTCTACATTAGACATCCTCTCTAATGTTAATACTGGTTTGATTTTCAAGTAATATACAACTGTTGTAATTACAAATGCGATCAAATTTAGAATACTATTCATATAAATAATATGTATAATTTATTTTATATTTTTAATCATAAAATATATGGATAGTTTTTTTGTGAATAGACGTCCCATATTAACAGAGCCAGGGGTTAAACACTATATAGGAGAATCGTTGAAACGTTGTAACAAAGTAAGAATACAGTTCGAAAATTACGTCTTCAATATTGGTATGTTACTTTTTTTCGTTATACTTACTGTAGGTATACTGTTATGGAAATATAAAGGGAAACTATCGCCTGCTGAAAAATACGAAAAGGACAAAGAGAAACAAGAATATATTTTATCTAAAATACAGAAATTTGAGTTAGCGAAGAAACAAGCACATCAAGAATTAATAACAGGTCTCCCACACTGGGAGAAAGAAGTTAATGATATTAATACTAAAATTATTTATTAAATTTTGCATTTTGCATTTTGCATTTTGCATTTTGCATTTTGCATTTTGCATTTTGCATTTTGCGTTTTTGTTTTTGAACATGGATGGTAGTATTATGTAAATAAATAAAATGTTTTTCATAATATAAAATAAGCGATGTCGATGATTCATGAGTTACGTGTTTTGGTAACTGGTGGATGCGGATTTATTGGGTCAAATATAGTTGAAACATTACTATTGAATGGTGCCAAATTTGTAAGAGTACTTGACAATTTGCAAACTGGCAAAATAGAGAATATACAATTTTTGTTGGATAAGTATGACAATTTAGAGTTTATCTATGGTGATATTTCTGATTTAGAAATGTGTAAAAAAGCTGTACAAAATATTGATGTAATTACTCATCAAGCGGCATTATGCTCTGTGCCTATTTCTATTGACAATCCGCTACTAAATAACCAATCAAACGTAAATGGTTTTATAAATATACTCATTTCAGCTAAAGATGCTGGTATAAAAAGAGTAGTCTATGCGTCATCCTCTGCGGTTTATGGCGACGACATAACTTTGCCTAAAATTGAGCAAAAAATAGGCAACTCATTATCCCCTTATGCAGTCGGTAAACATATAGACGAATTATATGGATATACATTTACAAGTTGTTATGGTATGGAATGTATTGGTCTACGTTATTTTAATATATTTGGCCCAAGACAAGACCCGAAGGGACCATATGCAGCGGTAATATCGAAATTTGTTGACATAATGAAGGAAGGTAGACAGCCAGTTATTAATGGTGATGGTACATTCTCACGCGATTTTACCTATGTAGATAATGTTGTACAAGCCAATATTTTGGGTTTAACTACTAATAATACTGAGAGTTTTGGAGAAGTGTTTAATATAGGAACAGGTAATGAAACTACTATATTAGAATTAGTAGACGCGTTGAATGATATACTAGGAGTATCAATTAAACCTATTTTTGGCGATGAACGTGTTGGAGATATTAATTTTAGTAAAGCGGATATAAGCAAAGCACAACGCGTATTGAACTTTAATCCTAGTGTAAGTTTTAAGGAAGGACTAGAGAAAATGAATATTAACTAAACATTAAATCAGTAATACAATAAATATATAAAATTAAATAATTTTGTATCTTTATATATTAATTAACAATATGAGTCACAACGATTTAAATAATGCCTTGTCCAATTATTACAAACTCAAATCAAAATATGAGACGTTTAATACCAAATTAAAAATGAGAATCATTAACAACTCTGATTTAAGCAAAAAGGAAAAACAAAGAGAATTCCAAAAAATAAAATACAAGTGTGTGAAATGTAAAAATATAGGTGGATCTAAATTTACAAGTACAATTAGCAAAGTAGATGGGAATAAAGTACGTATTTTGCAGGCTATATGTGGAAACACCGAAAACCCATGTAACCTGAGTATAAAGATAGAACTACCAGAGATTCAGCTATTTCCAGATGTATTAAAGGATATAGAGGAAGAAGTAAAGAGTGATAAAGAAGCTATAATAAGATACAAAAATAACATATTGTTTGGTTATTCAAACAGCGACCAAGTTGTCGGAGATTTTAATAAATTGAAGGAAAATGTAACTACTATCGTCGAGACATACTCTATTTATTTGGATGAGTATTATTCTATAATTGATAATGAAGGCACTAGTGAAAACATTACAAAGAACGAGATAGAAATAAATATTGCTATAACTGAGATTAAAAAATTAATTAAAGAATACAACTCTACAAACAATAACGAACTAATCGTAGATGCAATCAAATTATATACCGATACATTAGACCCTCTTTTAAAGAAAACTATGCAGGTTAAATATAAGGAGAACGAAGTGATATTTGATGCGAATGAACATGCGTATTCATTAATACAAAATAAATATAAATTAGCTGATATAGAGTTTTCAACATCAGATGCCAAGGTATTGATGAATGTTATATGAATATCACGTTCAACATATAAAATAAAATAAAATATAAACTATAATTATATGATATTCAACTATATTTCGCTACCTGTATTTTTGATAAGTTTTGCAATAGGCCTATTTTTTGTATACATTTTAGGACCAGAAAAAAAGAAGGTCTATATTTATCCTTCGCCAGAAAATGTAGATAAGGTATTGTTTAAAGACAGGGCCGATAATTGCTTTTTCTACAAGTCAGAAGAAGTAACATGTCCGAAAAATCCCGATGATATTTCCGCAATTCCAGTACAATAACATTTTAATAATAAAAAAAAATAACCAATCATTATATAATGCAGATACATATATCTAGATTTTTACATACAACTAGAGGAAGAAATATAATGTCAGTTATACTAGGATTTGGGTTAGCTTCGCTATTTAGAACCGTATGTAAGAATAAAAATTGTATTATGTTTAGTTCACCGCCGTTGGAAGATGTATCAAAAAAAATATATAGAGGAGAAAATAATAAATGTTACAAATTTGTACCTCATGCCACAAAATGTAGTAGTGATAAGAAGATTATATCTTTTTATAGTGACGACGAATAATAAAGAAGATATAAGGAATAGAACATATAAGGAATAGAACATATAAGGAATAGAAGATACAGAAGAATGAGCAATTTGCGTAAATTCACATCAAAAGTATTATAACATTATAATAATTATGAGTGTTGAAAATGAAACCACAAATATTAGTGATTTGAGAATGGACCCAGTTGGTGGCGGTACATCGCAGAATGTTGTAGTTACTGCAACAGAAACACACCCATCTATACCATCACAACCACAAGGTCCTCCCCCTAATAGTGCACCTAATGGTACACCAGGTATCAATCTGGATGAATCTACTATAAACCAAATCGTAACTGGTATCAATCAAGCAAACGCAAGCGGTATGACACAATTAAGCAGTCGGGATATTCCTATGAACCCTTCACAAATAACGACCGACCCAAATATTACGCCTAACTATGTTCCTATGCCAGAGGCACATCAGGATTATTTAGAGGAAACGCACGACAATAATTATATTTTTGACAATATGAACAACAAAATTGTTAGAAACAACAACATAGATGACCTATATAATGACATGCAAACGCCTTTGCTTCTGGCAATATTATATTTTTTATTTCAAATGCCATTTTTTAAAACTAGAATATACAAGTTATTTCCTATGTTTTACGCGGAAGATGGTAATATGAAAATAAATGGAATGATTTTTGTCAGTATTCTGTTTGCTATGACATATTACATTTTATACAAGACACAATTTATTTTTAGTAAGTTTTGAAACCTATTTTCGTGGTACGGCAATCTGGATAGCAACATGAATAGTAGTATTAACATATCGTCCTTGTTTCATGACATATTCTGGAATATCTGCATAGTAGCTTTTGCATATGTATATCAAAACTATATACATAGATATATTTACGTGTAGTCCTTTGTGGAGTTTAATAACATCATATAAATGATTTAAATGGTTTATATGATATAATATATTGTTATAATCGATATATTGTTATAATGGAATTAACTAATTTTTTTGATTCATATAGCAACTATATTAATGTAATAAGAATGATGATATTTGATAAAGTAAAAACTGGTAATACAGTAGTTGACACATTATTAACAACCACAATACTTTCTCTTATTGGGACCTTGTTTTCTATTTCTAATAAATTTAAATTTGCTGATATATTATCTGATTTATATGAATATTTTCAACGTAAAAAAGCAAGTAAAATTGTAATTAGTGGTAAGATGTGTACTTCGTCTTCCAATTATGGCGAGTTTTATGTTTCGTCAGTTTATTCCACCAATTTTAACGCATTATTGAATCATATAATGAGTCATATTAATACATCAAATAGTGAAATTCATGAAATACGAGAACTGTATTCGAATAATAACATAAAAGGTGTTGAGGATACCCATTATATGGTATCACAAACTACAGATTTTATGATATACAAGGATATATACATCAACATTAATACGACAGATGATAAGATGGAAGGAGATAAGTCCAAGTCCTATATAATAGAAAATATTACGCTGACAATATATTCTCATGTTTTATCAATCGAACAACTGAAGAAACATTTGGACAAAATTACACATGATTATAATGCTAAAATCGAGAAAAACAGAATAAACAAGCAGTTCATATACACAATAAATAGAAGTACATTAACGCTAAAAGATAATGAAGAAATGATAGATATTTGGGACGAGAATGAATTCAAGTCTAACCGTAGATTTGACAATATATTTTTTGAACAAAAGAAAGAAATTTTGAACAAGATTGATTTTTTTTTGGAAAATAAAGAATGGTATGATGATAAAGGGTTACCCTACAATTTAGGTATAGGGTTGTATGGTGATCCTGGTACAGGTAAAACGTCATTCATCAAGGCTATTGCAAACAAAACCAAAAGAGACATAATCATTATACCACTTAAACTGATTAAAAATACCGGTCAATTGAAGAAAATATTCTTTGAGAACACCTATAACAAGTTGAATAGTGAAGGTAGTAAAATGTTTGATAAGAAGATAATAGTGTTTGAAGATATTGATTGTATAGGAGAAATTGTCAAGGATAGAGCTTATAAAAATGATAATAGTTCAACAGTTGGTGGTAAAGTTTCAACGCAACAAATAACATATGATATGCGTAAATTTCCTCAATCGAACAGTCATAACAATCCTAATAATAATGATATGATGTGTCCCAATATGATACTTTATGACGACCCTTTGACGTTAGATGATTTCTTGAATTTGTGGGATGGTATTCAAGAGACATCTGGAAGAATAATTATTGTTACGTCGAATTTTTATAATCATCTGGATCCTGCGCTCACTAGACCTGGTAGAATTGATATTAGTCAGGAGCTCAAGAAGGCAAACCATGATGTAATACAAGAAATCCATGAACATTTTTTTGAAAAGAGAATATGTGAAAATCAAGTTAGAAAGATTAATGAGTATTTGTATTCGCCTGCTGAGCTGATTAACATTTATCTGTCTTGTAACAATTCAGAGGAAAAATACATATCGCGGTTACAGGAGAACAAGAACGTGATGTGATATGATATGATATGATGTGATGTGAGGTGTTGTATTGACCATAATTATATGAATTCGCGTATACGATTTCATATAATATATTTACACCTTTGAATATTTAAGTTCGCACAAATATGTATTGTTTTGTCTACTATTTTATATTACTTCTACATTTTGCGTACTCTCTTACTTCTCTTTTTATGCCCTTTTTTGCTTGCCTTTTTATTGGCCCTTTTACTTGCCCTTTTAACCCTTACTTTACGAGTCATTTTTCTTGATTTACGTTTATGCTTTCTTGTTTTACGTCCACCTGTAGTAGAAGAACTGTATTTGATTTTTAACGCTTCATAAATTTTATCAGCTTTATCTGAATCGCCGGTTATCCCAGTTGTAATAATAGATTGTAAAGGTTCATATTCTATATATTTATCTATTTTAGAATTATATTTTTGTTGATTTGTTACAGCTTTTTTCATAAGATAACTCCATGCACCCTTCAATCTGTTGTCAAAACACGTGTCACCATTAGTAAGAACCTCTTTTATATTATCTATGGTGTTAGTATTTGATATATTATTATTTTTTTGTGTGCAAGACCTGTATAAAGAAGCTAAGAATATTAGACCTGTTAATTGGGTTCTCGACAAAAATGATCCACATAATAGAACTTTTGGTTGTGCAGCTGGATTAATAAAATCTTTGCATAAATTTGAATTGTCTTCTATATAGTTTGCTATATTATAACCTAATTGTGCTGCTTGAGTCATACCTAAATAAGTCAGACTACTGTCTACCATTTTTTCATTGGTAGGTTTATTATGTATTGAATTTCCGTGTCTTATAAAATATATGACAACTTTACCTTTTTGTTCGATAAAATCTTTATCCTTATTACTATTATGATAAAAAGCATTTTTGAGCCATGCTCTTAATGTTTCATCGTCTATTTGATTATAACTGTCCTTCGTACAATACAAGTATTTTTTTCCGCCTCCTTTATTTTTATCTTGTTCAACTTGTTCATTTTCCTCAACAGTATTATTATTGCATGCCTCCTTACTAGCAAAAGCACCCTTATCTGGAAATCCTGGGTCTACAATTTCTATCTTTATACCATCTTCATTTACACCATCTTTGTTTGGTTTTTCTATTTCGATACGTATAGTAAAATTGTTTGCATATGCATTACATTTTACCCCACAATTTGTTTTGTCTGGTGCTGATGGAGCGATTTTTGTCAAAGGTATAAGAGGGTCTGTTTTATCAGCTGTACTACCTTGTTTCTTCATACGATTATGATGTGATACTATTACACATGTTACGTTACCTTTGTTGTCTTCCTTTACGGTTCCCTTTATATACTGTGCATACATCCTCCATTTATCCTGTGTATCTATATCTTTACATCTCTTTTGACTACTACTACTACTATTAATAATACTAAAAATACCACTCCTTAAAAAAGAACGTTCCTTGGCAGGACCTACCATTGCTCTCCTGAAATTATTATTAGGCTCGCCAAATGATAAAGCTTTTTGTCTAGCATCCTCAAACACGTTACCAATACCCGTATCTCTACGCCACAATTTATACATATCGTCGCGATCAATCTGTTTACGGTTGGTTGCTGGTTGTTGTTCAAGTTCAAGTATATTCAGACCTGCTACTCTTTCTTGTGTACATGGTAAAATCGTTAGTTTATCAACTAATCCTGGAAATTGGTTTTGGGTTTCCCCTGTATTATTAATTTGGTTATTATTACTATTCATGTGTTGTATCTTATATTATATATTTATAAAATAATAAATGTTGATTATTTTATAATTCGTATCATAATACCTAAATTATTCTATTACTATAGTATTCAATTAGTATGATTAGTAAATATTCAAAAAAGTTAGTAGAAAACCTACCAGAAAAACTATCCAATCAGCACGAACCAATAGTAATCGACTTAATTTTAGACGGAGGATTGATTAACGGAAGTTATCTTATAGGAGCCCTCAGTTTTTTGAAAGAAATGGAACACAAAAACTATATAAAAATACGACGCATATCAGGAGCAAGTATAGGTGCACTTATGGCATTCATATACTTGTCAAATGATATCGATTACATGAATGATATAGGTGATACACTTGTAAAAAAAATAAAGGATAATTATAATTTATCTTTTATTGCCGATATAGAATCTCTCATACAAAAGAATATACCTGATAATATTTGTGAATTAGTAAACGATAAATTATTCATATCATACTACAACGCGCAAAAAGTAAAAAAAATAGTAAAGTCGACATACAAATCGAAAGAAGAGATTTTCAAAACAATCACCAAATCTTGCTATTTGCCCTTTGTAATAAATGGTGGTCTTCTATATGAAGACAAATATGTAGATGGTTTCACCCCCTTTATCTTCAAGAAGGAGTCCAACGTAAAAATACTGCATATAGAATTACTAAGTAGTGACAAATTTATAGACGCATTTAGTATAAAAAATGAAAACTCATTTACACATCGTTCTTTATCAGGCATTTTAGATATACACAACTTTTTTATAAAGGGTACTAAAACTAATATGTGTAGTTACTTGGATGAATGGAATGTCAAAAACAAACTAATGTTCAAAATTAAATTATCTTTTGAAATGATGTTTGTCTACACAGTATATGCTATAATATATGCAAAAAAATATATATTTCCATATATTGAAGATAGTTTGTTTTCTAAAATAACAGCTGTTATAATAAAGGATATATGGCTTGAGATGTTGCGTCATTATTGTATATAATGGGGACGGGACCTGGGTTTCCTGAGTGTGCGCGTGTATGTGTCCTATATATAGGACCATTATATTCTATGGTTTATTCTTTCTGGTTCTCTTATTCTTACCATATATTAGTTTAAATAATTTGTTTTGTCTACTTTTTTCAGCGTTGGATGCTTTTTTCTTAGCACGCTTATTTTTCTTGGTCTTTGGTTTTGTTAGTTTATTCTGTTTTGTCTGTTTGTTTTGTTTTGACGAAGAATTATTTGATTTTCTTGATGTAGACTTTTTATAAGAACCATTACTACTAGCCGATGGTTTATAATTCAAAAACCATTCTTCGAATTCAGGCGAGTTTCTATCATTCTTCAGTTTCAAATACATCTCGTTTTTGTGAGAACGAATTTCCTCGACACTTTCTTGATGACCATAGCAATTAATACTGAAACGCCGCAATAATCCTTTTTGTGCTAACCGATTTTTTTGTTGCACGTCAAACAAGAATTGCGACATACATAATATTCTATCTTTGAATTCTGAAAAGTATTGTCTGTTCGTGTATAGAAAAGCTAAATAAAAGTTCAACATAGTATCGATCGTGGCTACTCTAATCTTTTCACCTTTGATGTTTAAAACGTTGTAACTGTGACATGCGATCGGCTTGTAAATAAAGGCGATGGTGTCGTTGTTCACACGGACTTCATAATGTACAGGCACAATTTCGCCTACTGGTTCCCTTTTTTTTATTGATACATTTGTGATATCAACATCTGCTAATCTTTCTTTTATAATTTGCGCAGTTACATCTGGTTCTTTGGATAAGACATCAAAATCCGCTATTTTCTTTAATTTATGACCTATTTTTTTGGGCATATATTTTGAGTACAAAGAAATTGCATAACCACCAAAGAAAATGGCTCCTTGGTTAATAAATACATCTTTGACGGTGTTGTATATAATTTCTTCGTTGTTTTCATTCTCCATGTTTCTTTGGAAATCGATCTTTTCACAAGAACTGTTTTTTAATGGATAGTGTTTATTCAAAAGCATGATTCGTTTTAATACCTTTTCCCAACGACTAGTGTCACCTGCAGGTCTCGATAACTCCAGATACATCGCCATACGCAAAAAGTTCGGCGGCGCATACAATATCCCAGCAACCCTAACCGATTCTTTTTTCAAATTCATGTAAATTTCTTTGGAAAGTAATGTAATATCCGCAACAGGTATGAAGTTTACGAAAACTTTGTATGTACCGTAATGTTGGCCAGCTTTAGCTTCGACTTCTTCAAAACCATTACGATAATATATGTTCGCCAACTCTTTCGCATCATTCAACGCGTTATGTGAAAAAAAGTCGTAATCTGGTATTTCCACATCTTTATTGTAGAATTGGTCTTTAACAGGCAATATGTTGTTGATTGCAGTACCACCGTAACAGATTAGATTCTTACGTTTCAAAAAACCTTCTACAATTGATATAATTTGGGTTATTTCTGGTGAGTTTAATTTTCTACGCGCAAGTTTATCTCCAGCGTTGTCAACTGCCATTCTTAATATAGCCAATTCACAATCCTCAAAGGTACCTTGACATTTATTAAAGTTATTTTTCATACGTGTATATATATAAATATATATATAAATCTATAAATATACAAATCTATAAATATACAAATATACAAATCTATAAATTCATTCGAAATCTAATAATAGTTTACGTGCTAAATAAATATCAATATGAGGATAACTAACCAATATATCAGATAATTCCCTTCTAAAATTACTATTTATAACGTCTAGTTCTGGTTGACTCCACCACAATTGATTTCTATATTGAGAATATCTCAGGTCGAATACATAAATTACCTCTCTGCATACATCAAACGTCACACTCTTATTTTTTGTTCTTGATATTATAGTATTATTAGTATCAGTATCATTATCATTATCAGTATCATTATCTTGATAGATTGGTAAACTATCATAACTACGGGTGTATAGAAGCATAAATTGTTTTTTTCGATAATATAAATAACGTGTAATTTTTTATATTATTTTTAAAAATATGATATTTTTGATTGGTTAGTGCTTAGTTAGTGGTTAGTTAGTGCTTAGTTAGTGGTTAGTTAGTAGTGTGTCTTAGAAATTAAAACTGTAATAATCAGTAGAAACATTACGTGTACCGTAAGAATATTTAGGGTTTTGAGGGGTAGGATCCTTAACCATGATTGGTTTATATCGCAGTTTCTGTGGTCTGAGTGCGAATGCATAAGTCGCCTTGTCGAAAAACAACGCATTTTCTTCTAAATATTGGTCTACATATTGATATCTCATCGCTACCATTTGGCATCCGTATGCTCTACATAACATGGAACTAGGATTAACAGGATTACTACCACTATCGGGGAACACAATTGTCATCCTTTTTTTGTTATATTCGGTAAGTTCGTGCACATCTGGGTTTCCATAAATATCACTATATTTGTATGCTCTCATGAAAACTGAATTACTCGCTAGATTTACATATTCCATTAGGTCCTCATTCTGCAAGAAAGCAGTATTGGAACGGTCAACAATCAACAAACATTTGTTCATTAGTTTTGTAATAGGTACTTTACCCATATTGGTATTCTTGTTTTCATAACTATATTCTTTACCCAACATGATGTCATCATATGACGGAAAAATCGATGCTAAATTAGACAACATCGTTTGATTGTTACTCATTATACGTAAATGGATTAAAATAGGGTCATTAAAATTGGGAGCTGTTCCACTACTGAATGCATAATTAGCAATCGTGTCCATTACATCGGAAAAGTTGACATAGTTGAAGGTTTCTTTTACATAGTAATTATCGCTTGTACTAGTGGCAACGACAGGGTTGTTATTGATTGAATAGATTTCAAAATCCAAACATCTTACACCTTGTTTTAAGACGCTTTTTAAACTACATACATCGACGTAATTGTTCTTATAACTTCCACCTGAACATGCGTTATATGCCGTTTTAATGTAATAATCATATAAATTTCCCGAACAATCTGGGTCTGATGGGTCTATCGACCTAATATTTCCATCCACCGTTCCATATAGGGTATCCATGTAGTTACACTCTGCTTTACGTAATGTTCTCAAATAAATTAGATAACTAACTATGCAAATTAATACAGTAAAAACTGCTATTATAAGAATATATGATACGTGTTTCTCATTCATATCTTTAATCATCGAAAAAGATAAAGCTTCATTTTTTGTTAAATCCATCGTTATATTAATATAGGATTTTTATATTATTATTATCAAATCTATTAAATAATTATTATTATTATAATTTAATAGTATATTATGCCAGGTGGATTGCTTAATCTAGTAAGTGCAGGTCAACAAAATGTAATATTAAATGGTAACCCTAGTAAAACTTTTTGGAAAACTACATATGCAAAATATACCAATTTTGGTAAACAAAATTTCAGAATAGATCTCGAAGGAAGCCCCATGTTAAATTTAACCTCTGAAACTCTTTATACATTCAAAATTAAACGATATGCTGATTTGCTAATGGATTGTTATTTGTCTTTTGAATTGCCCAACATATGGAGCCCAATTTTACCTCCTAGAAAAATTGTGAACCCAGACGGGAGCGAGGGTTACACCGATTGGGCGCCTTATGAATTCAAATGGATAGAAAATTTAGGTGCACAGTTAATTAGCAAAGTAGTGGTGAACTGTGGGAATCAGAAGTTGCAAGAATTCACAGGCGATTATCTATTGTCCGCGGTTCATCGCGATTTTAGTACAACCAAGCTTGATTTATTCAATCGAATGATAGGCCATGTTCCAGAACTAAATGACCCTGCTAATGCGGGTCCATATGTAAACACATACCCAAATGCATATTTTACTGACAATCCTGCTGGAGCTCAACCATCTATCGGCTCGCGAAGAGTTCTTGTTCCGCTGAATTGTTGGTTCAACCTAAAAAGTCAAATGGCATTTCCTTTAGTGTCGTTGCAGTATAATGAGTTGACTATTCAAATAACAATACGTCCGATAAGCGAACTATTCAGAATACGAGATGTTCTTGATTATAATAACAATTACCCTTATGTTGCACCTAATTTCAACCGAACATACGATCAAATGCATAGATTTTTACAAACACCTCCTGATGTGGAGTTAGGGATAAGTTCTTATATAGATACACGAAGTGTATGGTTCCCTGATGTTAACTTGAATTGCACTTATTGTTTTTTGTCAAACGACGAATCTAAACTATTCGCGAAAAATGAGCAAAAATATTTATTCAAACAAGTACACGCAAAACGATTTTATAATGTAACAGGTAGTAACAAAGTACAGTTAGATTCTATTGGTATGGTGTCAAGCTGGATGTTTTTTTTTAGACGAAGTGACGCGAATTTGAGAAATGAGTGGTCAAATTATACGAATTGGCCTTATGACTACCCTCCATCACCTGCTGTACCTGCTAGTAGTACTGGGGCTTATCAAAACCCAAATCAATTATCACCGTACAAGAATATTGGACCTGGAACAAATCCAGATGGTACCTTAAGTGGGCTTGCTATATCGGGTGTGTACAATCCGCAAAACTTGAAAAGTATCTTAATTGGTTTAGGTATATTGGTTGATGGCGAGTATCGAGAAAATATATTACCTGCTTACGTTTATAACTATGTGGAGAAATATGTGCGAACAGCTGGCAAGGCACCAGATGGACTTTACTGTTACAACTTTACTCTTGATACGTCGCCATTTAATCTGCAACCCGCAGGTGCCATGAATATGAGCCGTTTTACGAATGTAGAGTTTGAGTTTACAACCATATCACCGCCTTTTGACCCTTATGCACAGGTTCTTACTGTTTGTGATGAAAACTCAGGGGAAGTTATTGGTATAAACAAACCTACCTGGAGAATCTATGATTATAACTTTGACTTGTATGTCTTTGAAGAAAGGATAAACATGGTCACATTTGTTGGTGGTAATGCAGGTCTAGTATATGCCACTTAACCAGAATATAGATAGATAGTTTCAAAATTATATTATTATTGAATGTAATTATGAGTAATTATGACAAGTATGCATTTGACGCTAATGGGCCATCATCTGTATAATCACCCAGTATACTGTAACGAACAGGATAATTGGGCGTGAATTTTAAATTACCCTTTTTACTGTTTTTATTATATTTGGAGTCATGCATCTCTCTGTCTTGATTGGATTGAGATGACCATGTATCACTACCAAAATTTGCCTGGGCAACCTTGCCAAACTTATTATTATTAATGATTGCAGACGTTGTACCAATATCACTTGTTAATTCTGAATATCTAGGTGCTTGACTGAATGTCAATTTCCCCGATTCATTATTTCCAGGCACTTCCTTGGTTTGTTTATTTTTACGGGGTGGTTCGTCTGGGTCGCATCCTGGACAATCAATATCGGAGGTGCACTGGTGACCTGTAATATAACAGCGCGAATTACCGCACATATTTTTACAGGTATAAAGAGAATTGATAGGTAAGTCAACACGATGTGTATACTCTGGGTTATGTGTGTCGTAACCTTCTTTGTTATATTCTTTATTTACTACATAAATAACATAATATACAACTATTAGTAATAAAAAAACAGAGATAATTAGGCGAATATTTATATTCTTTTTACACGCATTAATAATTGAATTGACTTGTTTTACTCTCATATATTTATTTTATATTATATTATAGTCGTAATCATATTATTATATTTAATAATAAAGTAAATTATATTTTATTATTTTATTAATTTATTATAAGTGATATGTCTAAATATGATGAGGAAAGAAAAAAAATTACAAAATATCTAACTGAGGTTATAGGTAAGATTATATTAATAATATTATACTTTATTGCGTCAACAGCTGTTCTTTATGGTTGTAAGGCGTCAGTATCAGGGACAATTCCTACAAATGGTGAGTACTACCCATTCACAGATGATAAAAAAGGTCCAGAACCAGTTGATGGTGAAAAGGTTAGTAATATATTTACTACAATTTTCTTAGACCCTAATCGTTCCGAAAAAATTAGTTTTACAGATTCAGAAACTAGAGAACAAAATAAAGGTGGTTGGTTGATTGATTTAGTAAAAAGTTTTGCTGGAAAGAAAGAGGATATGACATGCTTAAAAAAATACGTATGGAATGTTTTAGCCCCTTTAGTTTCTTTTGATTATAAGATGCTAGTAGGGGTATTAAAATACATGCATGATAATTTGTGGGAATGGTTGATTGTGGCAGGTGGTCCAATATTTATGATGTTTGTATTATTTGGATTAGTTATTTTGAATTTTGGGTATTTTTCGTTTTTATGGTTTGCGAATATGGTTTTATTTTTTGAATATAATGATTGTCAAGAGTGTACGATGCCACCCCCCGAAGAAGCCGCAGCAGTAGTGGCAAAATCTCTAGTCTCTGCGACACCTGCAGGACAGGTACTTAAGGTGGCATCTACAGTACCTGTTGTACCTCCTGTTGTACCTCCTGTTGTACCTCCTGTTGTACCTACTGGGTTACCTCCTGTTGTACCTCCTGTTGTACCTCCTGTTGTACCTACTGGGTTACCTCCTGGGTTACCTAAGTTGACGGGCGGAGATAACAAAGATACAACTCCAGATACAGATAAGGTAATGTGTCGTGTACCTACCGAAATCGGCGAGACGGTTATCACTGGTCTATATATAACATTCAAAGTAATACTCTTCGTGGGAATATTCTTCATGGGATTCTTCACAGGGGTAACTTGGTTTCTACAGATCTTTATAATTGTCTCTATATTCCTGAGTATTGTTACATTCGTCTCTAAAATAGAAGTTGATGATAATGGTAAGGGAGGGAAAGATAGTTCTTTCAAGGGCGTTATGTGGAAATTATTCAGATTTTACAAAGTTATTATTACGTTTGTGATTGTTTATATGATGATTAAACTTGCGAAGAAAGACCTAAGTGGTCCAGCTGCATATGGTGCATTTGCAGCAGCTGGATTGATTGCATTATTTAGTTTTTGTACTCTTTTTATACGAAGAGATATACCAAGTATGACACCAATCATAGAAAAACCAGTTAAAATAAAAATACGTCCGAGTGATGTCATTAAATCATCAGAACAAAAAGGGGGTAGTAATATGAAATGTGGCACAATTTATCGTACAAAAGATGTTAACCAATTAATCAAGAATATCAAGAAGGTGTCTAAACAGTTGTTGTACGTCATCTAATTAATAAGATTTATCATCTTTTTTTACAATAATTAGTTAAAAATATTTAAAAAGATAAATTATTTATATTATATATTCTATGGCAACTACCAACATCATAAAGGCATTCAATAATCATTTTACAGAATTTGTCGAAGACATTACTCGTGTTTTTCCTGATAATGTGGACGTATTATCTGCAAAAAATGCTCTAACAAAAATAAGAAAGGTAAACCCAAAAATACTTCCTGAAATATGGAAAACAATAATTGTAGGAAAATATATATCAAAAATTGAAAATGGGGACCTTGATTACTTTATCAACAAGGATTATAGTGATGATCTAGCAATAAATCCTAATAATAAAGTTATTATTGAAGCCATCGATAGAATGAGGTCCTCACTAAAAGACATGAATCCAGATGATAAGGCAAAATCTATGAAATATATTCAGAATTTATCAAAATTATCATTAATGTGTTGATTATTAATTATTGATTGTTAATAAATATATATTATAATTAGTTCAATTTAAACATATTAATTATAATAATGTTATAATTACCGATGTCAAATGACACACAAGTTCCTCAAGAATTTGCCCGAGTATTGAAAGATTTTGTCCGTGACCTAAATAATACATTTCCCGAGTACACACCATTAATTAGTAAGTGGTGGAAGTTCGAAAGTGAGTATACATACATCGAAAATGAAGAAGAGCGCAAGGAGGCACTCGAACAAGGTATTACTACTAGTACAAAAATTGCATTTGACTTTTGCAAGAAACGGCTAACTCATAGATTTATTGATATTTTATATCAGAACGAGGAAATATTCAAACCTGATTCTACGATTGATACTGAGTTTTTACCACATATTCATTTCAAAACATTATGGAGTTTTGACATTAGTGATAAAACACGTGAAACTATGTGGAAATACTTGCAGTTGATTGTTTTTTCAATAATAGGTACATTAGAAAATAAGGAGGCATTCGGTGACACTACCAAATTGTTTGACCTGATTAACCAAGATGAATTTAAAACCAAGCTGGAAGATACCTTAATTAAAATGCAAGAAATATTTGATTCTTCTAATAATGCAACCGCAGACACAGACACAGACACAGACGGTGAGAATAAGAGTGCTAATAACAATACGTTTAATATGGAAGACATACCTAACGCACAGGACATTCATGAACATATAACGGGAATGCTAGACGGAAAATTGGGAAACTTGGCGAAAGAGATTGCTGAGGAAACCGCGCAAAACATTAATTTGGACATGGAAAACGCGGGTGATATGAAAGACGTTGTGAACAATCTGATTAAAAACCCAAGTAAGTTGATGGGGTTGGTTCAGAGTGTGGGAAGTAAGTTGGATAACAAGATGAAATCAGGAGAGATTAAAGAAAGTGAATTAATAAGCGAAGCTACGCAAATTATGAATAAGATGAAGAACATGCAAGGAATGTCAGAGGTTCAATCTATGTTAAGCAAAATGGGTATGCCTGATATGGGTGGTTTAGGTGCGATGGGTGGTTTAGGTGCGATGGGTGGTTTAGGGGGTAATGCAAAGCTTAACACAGGAGCTATGGAAGCACAACTAGAACGAAAAATGAAATTAGCCAAACAGAAGGAAAGAATGAAGAGTAAACTAGAAGCAAATAAAAAAGCTAAAGCAGATGAAATTGCAAGGCAAATAAGGGAAATGCAATCAATAACAGTTGAACAACAAGAACAAAGCAAAAAAGATATATTAGATATATTTAGTAATACCAACCAAGAGGGTTGCGAGTCATCTTCAGCATCAGAGAACAAGCAGAATACGCAGAATAACCCTAATAAACAGAATAAACAGAATAAACAGAATAAAAAGAAGAAGGGCGCAAAAAAGTAAATAAACTAATTAAATTAAATCTATATAAAATTTAATTTAAAAATATGGTATATTAAGTGATAATGTTAAGTGATAATGTTAAGTATTATGCGAGTTACTTATTATTCAAATTGTTTGAAATATTTTTGTTTTTATTTCCTGCTTTTCCACCAACACTTGCTTTAAGAATACTGGTTCTTACAATTTATGTAATCTCGCATATTTTAGGAGTTCAAACAGAATATAAAAAATACAAAGAAGTTACTTTGAACAGCTTAAGATTACAAATGCATGAATCAATAAAAGAATATATACAAGAACCAACCAACGATAGTAAAGGAATCACAATAGAAAAAAAAAGATATTTGAAAACGAATAACAGTTTTTAAAAAACTGGTTATATATATATAAATGATTTCATTTTGGTCAAATGATCCTTACATATTATTTAATAAAGATTATATATTTGATATATGGCCACAGGCTAAAATGACACAAGAAGAGCGATTTAACGCAGTTACACGATTTATTATTTTAATCACAGTTCTAGGATATATTTTAACATCTTCAGTAAGATTATTAGTCGTAGGAGTTATTACAATATTTGTCATATACCTTTTTTTCAATTACAATACATCAAAATGCAAAAAAAAAGAGGGGTTCTCAAAGGGTGGGCAAATAAATGTGATTGCCTCGAATCAAGACGGTAAAACAGGAAATTCAAATGGGAATACATCTACGAATGGTGTAGAATTAAATCAGGTGCTACAAAATAATTTTAAGCCAGGTAACCAGAAAAATCCATTTAGTAATGTATTGCTAACCCAAATTAACGATGAACCAAAAAGATTAGCAGCACCACCTGCCTTCAACCCTGATGTAGATACTAATATTACAAAGGATGTTAAGAAATCAGTACAATTCATGAACCCTGATATAGAAAACACGAATAAACAATTATTCGGAAGTTTATGGGAGAATTTTAGATTAGACAACTCTAATCGTGTCTTTTATACTACTGCTAACACGCGTGTTGCTAATGACCAGGGTGCCTACGGAAAATTCTTGTATGGTAATATGCCATCTGCAAAGGGAAGTAGCATAGAAGACAACATTCAAAGAGAGAAGAATAACTATCGTTATACATTTTATTAATTTTGATTTCTATATAAGAGGTAATATACTAATACATCAATTTATATAACAATTTATATAACAATTTATAAACTATTTAGTAAAATAAATTATTATATATTATATATAATAATGTCTCAAAATACATCTAGCTATACCTTTGATAAAATGTCACGCATAGGTTTAGATAACTGTAGCATATCTCAAGAAGAGCTACAGAACGTAAATTCTTGCAATTATTCCCTACAAAATTACTTTTCTAATGATTCTACTATGAAAAAACCTATTAACTTTGCCACATCACAACCAGGTGTTATGTATAACGGTGGTCATAATAGTGCCAGCGGCGGGTCTAATATTAACGAGTCATCCTACCTACAGATTGGAACTGTTCAAACAAACCCCAAATGCAGAATTGACTTATTTCAAAGACCATTCGCCACAGTACCATATTTAGGAAGAGGTGCTGTTAATCCTGTGATTGAATCACAAATTCAACAAGGCGAAGCCATAACCAACAAAAAAAGTATTACCAATACAACAGAGCAGAGTTATATTAAATATCATCATACACCTTTATTACCAGCTGTAAAAGATAAGGTAACTAATCCTGCAAATAGTGTTGAGGGTGTTGCACATGAAGGATGGGTTCGTGGAGGTGTACCATCCCGTGAATTAACTAGAGATAGTGATTACTTCGACAAACACACCACCAAACAATACGTGTAATTAATTTGAATCAATTACAATTTAAATACATATTTATGAATAAATAGATAGTATAAATATGTATAATAGTAATTATAAGTGTTGGTATGATAATGAAGATATAATGTTTTCACGTGATGAGCTACAAAAATTATCACAAGAGGACAAACACGATATTAAAGACGTGATATATAAAGAAGACTTTTTGAATATATTTGGATTGAATATATTCGATGAAAAAGCTATTAACGAAGAAATGGAACTTTTATACGAAAGGGTTAAAGGCATAGAATCTCTACATCCATTATTGGATACTTTAGCAAACAGAATGTTATCAGATGATAGATTCGATGGGTTTTATGTACTGTTTTCATATGATTATTTGTATTTATTTCACCAATTTTTGTGCGACATTATCAATAGTAATAATATAAATACTGGAATAATTAAGCAATTAACTGAAATGGTCAAAAATTAATATTTTTTATTATATATAGAATGGCTTCTACTAGAAATATTAATACATCTGGCGATTACTGCTTACAACAAAGGCAATATCAACAAAATTCCAATTATACTTTGTATCCTAACTCACAGTACGGAGCAGCATATGATACCAGATTAGCTGGTAATGGGTTAAATCCAGGACAGATACCTGATAACAAATTATCTAAAAATTCCACAGATATCGAATCCTTTTTGCTTGGAATCAATTCTACTAATTTGGTAAACCCTGCCGCGCCTGTGAAACCCAAGTTGAATGAATTACCTACTTTTAATTTGTATAAAAAAGAGCCAGTTGTTATGCCTTATCCTCTTAAAATTGAAAAAAACCAACGACCTTTTCCTACACCGAATTAATTACACCGACTAAAAAGAAAAATGAGACAAATACCAAACAATATAAACAACTTTTATTATAAACTATTATGGAATCTGGACAAGTATTATTGTCTGGAATGATGAGCGGACTTATACAAACAATAGTCGGGTTTCCATTAGACACACTTACTGTTTGGAAGCAGAACAATCGTAAATCAGATATTACGTTCGCAAATCTATACAAAGGGATAAAATACCCACTAATACAAAACCCAATACTTTGTGGTAGTGGATTTTTTTTTAGTGACTACTTTTCAAGGATTACCAATAATTATTTGGTATCATCCTTTTATACAGGGATTATTAATAGCACAATACTGACACCATTCGACTATTATAAGATTAATCGACAGCAAAACTTACCTACTAATGTATTACAATCATTCAATAAAGTTCATATAGTATCTATGCGAGAAATACCTGCTAATATGCTTTATTTTAATACGTACAAAACACTTAGAGGGTATGATATACCAATAGAAATTTCGGGTGGATGTGCTGGTGTAACATCATGGGTTTTTACATATCCTATAGACACGATAAAAACAAGAATACAGTCGAACCATACACTATCAATAAGAGACGCTTATCGAAAAGGCGCGTTATTTTCAGGATTATTATATTGTAATATCAGGGCATTTATAGTCAACGCAATAGGGTTCAAAGTTTTCGAGACATTAAAAAATTATTAAATCATTAAAGTAATATATATATAATTTAATGATTATATTTAACGATTATGATTATATTTAATGATTATGATTATATTTAATGATTATGATTTAGTTATAGTGTAATAATTATATATTTATACGATTGATTGTTATGAAAATAATATTCCTAATATTCGGGTACATGTTTTTTGAATATACATCCTGTACTTGTAATGTCTTTTATTGTTTTTACAACTTCACTTGAGTCCTGGTTTGAACAATCTGTCATCCAGATTTTTACAACGCAAAAATTTTTTTTAGGGGAAATTGTTATACCCGTTACACAATTCACGAATTCTTCTTTACTACTAATCATGTCTCCAACTACTGAGTAAGTGAGCTCTTTCCATGATTGATTCACATTACGGTTAGACACTTTGTACGAAAAACAACCACCATTTCTATTTCTGGGGTCTTCCCATGATGGTTTTATACCTTTTCGCATCATAAATAGCATACAATTATCTATTAGCGAATCTGGCAAATACTCTACAATCGCAATAGTATACTCTAATGTATCAAATTCGGCTATATTAATATAACTATTCGGACTCCAATCTATGTTGTGTGGTAGGTGTGCCCACAGCACCCAGGTATCTGACAACATGTGTTTTTCGGTGTTATTACATTTATCACTCTGCATGTCCATCACTGATACCATTATACTATTTATTAGTACTTTTGTTTATATTATTTTGTTATATTATTTCATAACCATCATCCAGTATTTTGACTGCTTTATCTGATGGGACTTTAACCGTATTTACATCTGCATCTATTATATTTATATTATAATTATCTAAACTATCTAAATCATCAATATTCAAATCACTATGCGTTTTCAATAAATACTTTACTACATCTTTATTTATTATATTGTTTGTCATGTAGTAGTTGTATTCTGAAGTAACAAGAGGCATATCTATCATTTTATCATTTACCTCAATCTCAAATAGGATGAACTTATATTCGGATAAATTTAATTCTAAATCTTTTTCGTTTTCATATGACTCTAACAACTTTTTATATGTAGGTTTACTATCATCATCTTTGTCTTTATAAGAAAATAGTATGACATCGTACGCTTCAGAAACTACGTCTAACTTTTTATTACCTTTTAAATCGGTATCGCTTAGCGTATTTACTATATTTCCATCTTTGATAAACTGTAGCGTGACTGGATTACTTGATTCATCGTTTCCTTTGAATTTTCTTTTTATATTTTTAAAACTATCAATAAAATATCTGCTGTATTTGTTGCTTATAATTTTGTTTTTTAATTTATTCATCTGTATTTGTCCATAGCTTAAAGTATATATTCCAGAATATGACAGTTTCATTAATTGTGCCTTTAATGATTCTTTGTCGTATTTTAATATTTGTATTCTCTGTAAAAAAAACAGAGTAAATATTACCAGGATAGGGCGATACACAAAAGATGGGGTCAGTTGCATGTTAGACATTAACAAGTAGTTATATTTAAATTATATTTTATTTATATTTCTATTTATTGAATTTGGGTTTACCGTTTATAAATTTACCTACTTCATCTCCAATTTCGTCATCATTTACTTCATATATTATTCCATTATTTTCATCGTTTGTACAATATGTTTTGTTGTTTATTTCGATTTCGAATAATTCTTCTTCATCTTCCTCTTCCTCTTGTTCCTCCTCTTCCTCTTGTTCTTCGGTTTCAGTTTCAACTTCCTCTTCCTCTTGTTCTTCGGTTTCAGTTTCAACTTCCTCTTCTTCTTCAGCTTCTTCCTCTTCTTCAGCTTCTTCCTCTTCTTCCTCTTCTGGTTCCTCTGGTTCCTCCTCTTCTTCCTCTTCTGGTTCCTCTTCCTCTTCCTCTTCCTCTTCCTCTTCAGCTTCGGCTTCATGTTCTTCTGCTTCTTCTTCATCTTCCTCTTTACCTTCTTCTTCCTCTTCTTCCTCTTCTGGTTCCTCTTGTTCCTCTTCTGGTTCCTCTTGTTCCTCTTCTGGTTCCTCTTGTTCCTCTTGTGTCGGTGCAGTTACATCATCCTCAACACCACCTTCTTGGTTATCTTTTACGCTATTACATGATACAACGCCATTCGTAAATGTATACTCACTATTGCATGCCAATCTACCATCATACTGAATAGTTTTGATTTCTTCTTCTGTACTACTATGTTTTTCATTAATTTCAAGTTTGATATTTTCGTCTGTTGTAGTACTATTACTATCATTTATACTACTAACATCATCATCATCACATTTATCATTTTCTGTAGTTTTAATATACTTTTTTAGGTTATCGATTTCTATTTGCATGTTCACTATTTTGTACAACATAAATGATGATTCACAATTACTATTACTAGCTAAACTAGCTAATTGTTCTGTAGCGTCACAACCCTTGTTTTCCATATTACGATTGTTGTTATAATTCAAGTAATCTGCAAAAGAAGGCAAACTTGTAATATCATTCGCTAATCTATCTAACAATACATATTTTTTATATTTTTCTTCATGTTGCTTTCTAACCTCTTCAGTTATAATTTCATTTATTTTAGGCAAAGCATTATCTATATTGAACTCGGATGTCATTAATACTAATTTATAATATCATTATTCGTTTAATATGATTTAAAAATTAATTTATTTAGAACATATGGAAGAAGACACTATAACTATAGTAGAAAATGATAAAATCCCCGAATTAGTAGGTATGGTAATGAGACAAACTGACTATACCAAAGAGGAATCTACAGAACAACTTGAATTGTATAACTACGATGTAGAAAAAGTAATTAAAAAGTATCTAGGTATAAGTGAACCAAAACCACAAGTTAATAAAGTGAATCTGAATCAAGAAATATACAAGCAAATGAGGTTCAAGCTAGATAATGCTATGCGTGACTATAACGAACGAAAAGAAAATAATGAAACAAAATTAAAGTGATTGAGATGTGATTATGATATTTTATCTGCAAATAAATAACATAATCAATTAAGATACAATCAAAAATCATTTTTATGTTAGTCCAAATGTTTTATTCAATATATCAGCTTTGACTTCTTTTTTATGATGCTTCTTCAAGTTATAACTACTGCAAGGTATCGTTTTATTACTTATTATAAAGTCGTCAGTATCTTCATGCAACTCGGGTAACAATCTGGTTAATGGTTTATCCACTACCAAGAATAATCTGTCGTTTTTCAATAAAGACCTATACTCATGTATAGATAAGTTACCGTAAAATTTATCCAGCGTATATTCTGGGTTAGGCGCAGGTTTAATACTAGTTTTGTAGTCATATATTTTCGAATAAATGTAATTCAGCAAGTAATATCTTTCAAATTTAGAAGATTTATCTATGTCTTCTTTCATTAAGTAAGCAGTAGCACACTCAGGACTGCAAAAACATCCGTAAACATGATACGTACTTTTAATATGATACTTAGGTATAAAAATAGGTGGATTATCAAAATCATATGTGCACCAAAAACAAGCTGATTTTTTGTCGTCTATATTATTATTATGTAGATTTTTCTGCAACTCCTTGAGCTTAATATTAATTGCTTTCATAGTTTTTTCTTTATTCTTGTATTCATTTAGGTCGTCGCTGTCTACACTTGTATCATCTATTACTTGAGCAGGGTCAACTTCCTTCGTGACGTTAATAAATACACTATTATTCAACGCAGTCATTTTTTCATTTTGTTTATTGTTTACATAAGACAAATCAAGATTAGAATTATTTTGAAAGCTAAAAGAATCGATGCTGTCTTCCATGTGCGTATTCTCAGCCAAATCGTTCAAGCAACATTTAAGATGCAAAATGATATTGCTAGGTTCATCATCTACATTATTTGTTATTATTTTGTCTGGTGCCACTATTTTACCACCTTTGGGTTTACGTCCGCGTTTTTTTGGTTTGGGAGTTCCGTCTTCGTTCAGTATATTTTCATTTATTGGCGCATTTGAAAGTGCTCCTGTATCAGGGTCTACCAGATCTTTATTTTTAGGTTTTCTACCTCTTTTTTTAGGTATTTTTACACTTTCGTTATCCATCTTATGTTTAAATTACCATTATTAATTTAAATTGTTTTATAATATATTAAAAGTGTTCGGGAGCTAAGTAGCATAGTCATAGATATATCTTATTATTATCTAAGTTGCTCGTGTAAAGTAAAATGTAAATGTAAAATGCCTATTATATTTAATCAATTTCAATTTAAATGCAAATATATTAATAATATATTTATGAGTAAAATACCATGGGTTGAATATTATAGACCTACAAAACTGACTGATATAGTTTTGGAGGAAAAAAACAAAGAAATACTACATAATATCATATCGAATAATTATTTTCCGAATTTGCTGTTTTACGGACCTCCTGGAACAGGTAAAACCACTACTATTATCAATTTGATTAACTCGTATCAGAAAAAATACTACGGAAAAATATGCAAAGAACTAGTTACACATCTGAATGCGTCTGATGAGCGAGGTATTGACATTATTCGAAATCAGATAAGTGCGTTTGTAAAATCAAAGAATTTGTTTAATTATGGACTCAAGTTTGTGATTCTAGATGAGGTAGATTATATGACCAAAAATGCCCAACAAGCTTTGAAATATTTATTGCAAAATAATTCAAATAACCATAACGTAAGGTTTTGTTTAATATGTAACTATATAAGCAAGATTGACGAAGGTCTACAGAACGAATTTATAAAGCTTCGGTTTGACCAGCTCCCAAAAAATGAAATAATTGGATTTCTGAATAACATATTGATTTGTGAAAACATATCAATCAAAGAAGATGTATTAGTATCTTTGTACAATATGTTTGGTTCTGATATTCGTAGTATGATTAATTATTTGCAAGCGCATAATATTAATGACACTTTGGAACTGAAAATAATTGATGTAAATGTACTAGAAAATATTGTAACAACTGTTAAGACACAAACACCTGCAAATGCCATAAGTTTTATATTTGATATGTGTAAAAAATACAATATTGATGTCAAAAATATAATTAAGAAATTATTGAATCATATTATTCAAACAGGAGAGAATGTATCGCCTGAGTTTTTAGATTTTGTTGAGCTGTTGTTGCATTCGGATATAACAAATGACCATGTGTATACATCGTACGCGCTATTAAAATTACAACAATTTTTGTAACTACGTTTGTGTATTGTGTATTGTGTATTGTGTATTGTGTATTGTGTATTGTGTATTGTGTATTGTGTATTATCATTTACGTAATGGATTTGTTGTAAATGATAATAAAAGTGTTTTAACTACAAATGTGATTACCACTTTTGTGTTTGTTCAAACGAGCATATAATTTAATCATAAATTCGTCTGGTGGCGAAGATTTAGACGGGTCAAATAAATTGCACATCAACGATTCCTGATAAGTATCTGCATTATAGCTGGTAAGGTTATCCTTACTTGTGTTTTTTTTTATCTCTATATTGTCTGACTTACTGTGAACTTGATTATTTAATTGATTATTTAATTGATTATTTAATTGATTGTTTAATTGATTATTTAATTGATTATTTAATTTATAAACTTCGTACGATTCTTCGCCACACAACATACTTTTATATTCATACATTAATAAAAATAAATGAAATAAAATAAATCAGTTTAAAGAGACACATAAAATTAATGTGTACTATGGCGCATGCAGATATTGATGATGAATGGGCTAATTTTATAAATAATAATTACGATGACTTGACCACTGTTACAGATGACTACCAAGAAAACTATACCAATAATATCGAATATGGTAAAAATCAATCTAATGATTCAATTACTATTCCTAAACCTTCAGACATCTATATATCAACCAAAACCAAAATAGCATATCTAAATCACCATATTGATTTAAACTCCGTATTTTGGAATATTCCTATTATAAAATACACACAAGCCATAAATGGTGTGGTAAAAAAACAGATAAAAATTAATACAACAAGTCGTGAGGTTTATGATTTAATCCAAACAAAACTAGATGATATCAAATATTATGAACAGCATATTATATCTCATATTGACAACCCAGATGGTCGTATTACGTTTAAAGATACACGAAAAATTAGTATTGGGATATCGAAAAAAGATATACTAAGCTATCGTTCCAAGAAAAAGAGTGCATTTTATAATTGTTTTGTTCTTATAATAAGATTAAAAGTAATCAGCAAGTTTTATGAATATCATGTAAAGGTATTTAACACAGGTAAACTAGAAATACCTGGAGTACAAGATAACGACTCATTTGAACTGTTATTGGGTATTACGCTGGATACTCTAAGACTTCATGTGAAAATAGAAGATGGATTACCTCCACTTAATTATAAAGAGAATACTATTGAAACTGTGTTAATTAACTCTAATTTCAACTGTGGATTTTACATAGACAGAGAGAAACTGTATACGATACTAACTGATAAATACAAAATACAAAGCATATATGACCCTTGTTCGTATCCAGGTATTCAGTGTAAATTTTATTTCAATCATGACATCAAAGAACAAACTGGACAACAGATATCAAAAAGTAATATTGACATTTACACAAATATTACCAACGTTTCGTTTATGATATTTAGAACAGGTAGCGTTCTTATCGTTGGGAAATGTAATGAATCTGTGCTTTCGTTTATTTATGATTTTGTTAAAAATATATTGCACAACGAATATAATAATATACATCAGATGATTTATCCAAACACATCTGATGACAAATTACGAAATGTACATGCCAAAAAGAAAAAAATAAGAAAAAAAATTATAGTAAATGTATTGTAATATTGTAAAAAAGTTTGATAGTATAGAGATAATAAAAATTATTTGGTAAGTTGAAGTATTAAATTGTGTATTTTGGTTTCGTTGAAATCATTATATACATCAATATCAATACTCATTATATTTTTTTCTACTAATTGAAGTGACATACTGTTCTTTTGTAGTCGTTTGAACAAATCAATACAAGTTTGGAAAAATAAATTACCATTCAAATTGCTAGAAATATTGTGAATAATATTACCTACATATGTTAATTCATCTACAGTATAGTCATTATTATTTAACAGGTCTATTAACTTGTAAAACTGATTTATGATAATATTAAAGTCACTCTTTGTCTGTATATTAATAGAAGTAATTTTATAAAAAATGCTTTTATACAAATACACATTTTTATTTATAAATTTAATTTTACTGTCATGGTCATTAATGTATGATTCTACAGATTGTGTATCATATAATATTGGGTCATCAAGTTGTTTATCAGGTGATTGTGTATAATCGGTTGTTGTATCGTTTGATGTATTGGTTTGTTTTTTTGGTTCGGCGATTATGTCTGAGTTGGCGTCTTGTTTTTCTTCTATATTGGCGTCTGTATTGGCGTCTTGTTTTTCTTCTGTATTGGCGTCCTGTTTCGCATCCTGGTTTGGTTCTGATGTATTCATATTCATATTAGTATTATGGACATACCTATTATTTATATTGTATACTGTTTTTTTGAACACATAATTGCATGCATCACGTGACGACAACTGTAAAAATGATTTATCTTCTTGCGATACTTGCGAAATGAACTCAACGTAAAAATAAAACGATTTTTCGCTGTGATAATAAGCTAATTCTGGGTTTTTAGTATAATGTAACAAATGTAAAAAAACAGTTGTGATGGTCTCTATACCACGATTCGTCAAGTATTCTGTCAAATTAGAAGAACCTAAATTACTTTTATAATCAATCAAATACAACAAGTATTCTACAATAATAAGCAGATATTTGTGGATTATCTCATATGATGTTCCGTTAATACTAATTTTATAATTGTCCTTGTTTGATAACAAAAAATCGTTTTTTTTTATAAACATTTCTTTCATTAAATTTCTATTATATTTTTTTTTAAATATTTACCCTAAATAACTATTTAAAGATATTTAAAAGTACATTATATAAAATGACATCTGCAAATAAACCTAAATTTGCGTTACCTACCGATGTTACTTTACAACATGCCGCAAGGATTAGTGTAACAGAGGATAAACCTATTATGATGGATTACTGGACAGGTTCATTAGATGGAACTGTTTTGATTGGTGTAAAGAAGGAGGATCCCAAAGAAAAGCTTCTTGTAAAAAGTGAGGACGAATATACAAGTACCATCAAGAAATTTTACCAGTCAGGAGAAGAATACATTATTGTAACTGAAAATTCAATTTATTTAGCATCAAATAAAATTCCTACTCGCGAAATAATGTAATAACATTACTATTACTATTTTACAAAAACATAATATAATATCTGTATGTATTATATTATATAATGCCTAATAATGGAGGTCAATTTTGGTATGGAAGTACCACAAACTTTCCAGGATTTTTATACAAGAAAAATGGTAGGTCTGGCGTAAGAAAAATAACACAATTTGCACCAGGTGGTAATCTAACTTGTAATACAAGCCAAGACGTATTTAATAAATATCAACCAGGTGGTAATGGAGTAGGGGCACACAGTACTTCTGTAAGACGTGCTAAAATTAGGCTGGCTACTAATTGTAATAATGATATGAGAAGTTGCGGAGCGTTTTATAAACATTTAGGAAGGTATGCTAATTATACTAGTAATCCTAATGGGTTTTTCATACAACGCCCACCACATGCACCAGTTGTTAGAAAATTTAATCCATCAGCAACTGTTAGTATGTTTGGGGTGTTACCTCAACAATTATCTTAATATAATTTTCTCAAAGCTCTACTATACACTACTGGTCTAGGGTCATTTGGTGTGGTAAGTTTAGATGGCGGGTTATATGGCCTGTAATAGTGTTTTTTGTATTTTAGATTAGCGTCGTAATAATATACGCCTGGACGTGTATAAGTATAATTAAAATTGGCGGTTGGGGTGAATCCAGCAGGTGTAGCCGTTTGTGAGGGATTTACGTTTAGAAAAACCATATTATTGTAACTTTTCTTTACTGCATTTGGGTCCTGATTACATCGTGCCATATAAAAGTCATGGTGATTGTGTGTAACACCAACTCTAGGTGGTAACCCAGTTTTCATGTTACCTGCAAAGGTAGTATTATCTACTGCGTTAATATGCGATTGAATACATCTAACTATCTTAGGACGTCCTGCCATTATATATATAACCATGACAAAATTATTCCTTTATATGAGTAATAAATTTGGTGAAAAAAAGGATATTTTTCTATTGTAATGCTTGTTGTAATTACAATAGAAACAATTTGCTTCATAGACAATCTGTTGATATTCATGAATGCGCTTTGTAAATATTTTGGATTACAATTTAGTATCAATCAAGAACTATTCAATAATATTCTCGAGTTGTATCCTGAATTACTACTCAATAATTTGCTAAACATATTCGACGTAATAAAGCAAAAAAAAGAACAAAATATAATATCTGTGTGTATGCTTACATGTAAATATGAGTACAATTGGAAATTTTTACATTTATTTTCAAGATATTTCAACGACTTCATTCAGTTCGACCTATTTGATTTATACGTTTCGGATTACAGGCAATATATTTGTTATTCGGAAAACGTACTTTATTTAAGGACACATCAAAACTTTATGCGTGATTATGAAAATAATTGTAACTATATGATATTAGATGAGTACAAATATTATTATACTATGGATTCGATGATACTGCGTTTCGTAAATAGTAATGTTTGTACAATTCATGAACACCCTTCTGTATTCGAACAAAAAATTAAACTAGAAATGAAAAAGGAAAAATATAGTTATTGTAAAAATACACTTGATTCTCTACGTAATAATAATGACATGTCTTATAACCTTATTAGTATGCTTTCTAAATTAGACAAACCAAGTAGAAAGCGTTGGATATCATAAAACACCTGTTTACAGTACCTCAGATAGCTTTTTAATAACATCTGCTTCGAGTTTTTGTGGGAATTCTACGTTGAACTGTATAACCAGATTTCCAACATGATTATCTCTTTTTAGACCCATTTTTGATATCATCTTTTTGTATCCAGGCGTTATGATATTTCCTGTATTGTTATTTAAGGTATACGATTTACCATTCAGATGGTTCAACTCGAATGAAAAACCACATAGGGCTTGCTTGAGAGTAATATTTTTTTCAATAACAATATCTAGACCCATACGTGTGAACATAGTGTTATTCACAACCTTTACAAATATTTTAACGTCGCCAATAGCATGATTATTCAAGACATTTCCTTTTTCGCGTAAAATTATCATTTCATTATCGTCTACACCACATGGTATTTCTACATATACTGTTTCTTTTTCGAATACTTTTACACCTTGTTCAATCGTCCATCTTTCTATTTCTACTGGTTTTGTACATCCTTCTAAAATACTTTCAATATCAACCTCGACGTTTTTTATAATAGGTGTGGGTTTAGAAATGGCTTGCTCGAAAATATTGTGTTTATTACCCCCCCCTAGATTACCGTGAAACACGCGTATATGTGGTGCTCTACCATTAGCGGAAACATTTTCTCCAGGTCCCATTCCAGGTCCCATTCCAGGTCTCATTCCTGGTCCCATTCCTGGTCCCATTCCAGGTCCCATTCCAGGTCCCATTCCAGGTCCCATACTCATACCAAAAGGTGTCCCCATAAACGAGCCCAGACCTCCTCCAAACAAAGAGCCAAATAACTCGTCAATATTTATTTCTCTACCCATCCTATCACCTGACATGTTACAAAAAGGATTATTCCTAAGCATATCGTATTCTCTACGTTTTGCTTCGTCTCCTAAAGTTTCATAAGCTTCTGAGATACTTTTGAATTTTTCTTCTGCTGTCGATTTGTCAACTAAATTTTTATCAGGATGCCATTTCATAGACAATCGCCTGTAAGCTTTTTTGATATCCTGTGCGGTTGAATTACGGTCCACTCCGAGAATTTCATAGTAATCTTTATTCATAATATATTTGCAAAGATATACTTAAACAATATTTAACTAATAAATATTATATGACACAGGTAGAAAATACTATGTTAATTTATGATAAATATTACCCAAAATATTTTAACGATTATCAAGAAACTGAAGTGTTGGACACTATAAAATCATTTATACAGATTGAACACTTAAACCTATTACTAAAAGGCGGTGTTTCGACTGGCAAAAGTTGTCTTTTAAAAACCATCATAAAAGAGTATTATAAAGATATTGAACCTGCAGTTTATAAAAAAAACATTATGTTTATCAATACCATTAAAGAACAAGGTATAAATTACTATAGAAACGAAGTAAAAACATTTTGTCAAACATGTAGCATGATTAAAAATAAGAAGAAAATAATAGTAATAGACGATATCGACTTCATAAATGAACAAAGTCAACAGGTATTTCGCAACTGTATAGACAAATATAAAAACAACGTTCATTTTATATGTTCATGTAGTAATATTCATAAAGTAATCGAAAACCTGCAATCAAGATTGACGATAATTCAGATGTCACCTTTAACAAAACAAATCTACCACAACATAATCAACAAAATAAAAACAAATGAAAGTATTGATATCGAAGACGATGTGCAAGAATTTATCATCAATATATCCAATAATAATTTGAAAAACATTATAGTTAATATTGAAAAATTCAAGCTGTATAACAAGAAAATAACGTTGGAAGTAGTAATGCAATTATGCTTTGATATTAGTTACACTATTTTGACAGACTACACTACTTGTGTTCTCAATAATGATTTGAGTGGTGCGTTGAATATTATATATAGCATTTGCGAGAAAGGATACTCGGTAATTGATATACTAGATTCATATTATTCGTTTGTAAAAACAACTGATGTATTAAGTGAAGAACAGAAATATGCATTTATTCCATACATCTGCAAATATATAAAAATGTTTTATACCATTCACGAAGACAACATAGAACTAGCATTATTTACTAATAACTTATGTAAAATTGTAAAAGAGGTAAAAAATGTGTAAATGACATATCAAAGAACCTACTATCAAAGAACCTAATATCAAAGAACCTACTACCAAAGAATTATATATTATTTTAGTAATATATTATACTAATGAAAAGCCAAATATTTAAAGATAATGTACCAAATAAATTGTTGTTTGATTTTTTAGAGAATACATGCGTAAAATACAACAATTATTATTTGTTTGACAAATGCGCGTATAAAAAAGCTTTATTAAAAGATACGGTATATGATTTTTTAGGTGAATGCAGGAAATATTATTATACGTCAAAATATAAGTACTTGGATAAACCGCTTACATTTAATTCGTTAGTAACTGTAATTAGACAAATATGCAAGTGTAATAATATAACGTACATATCAAAGATAAAATATGACCATTCTACATATGATTTGTTGTACTATATTTATACTATATAATTATTTACACCTTTGAAGTAATGTAACGTAACGTAATGTAATACACATTTACAGAATATTTTTGTAAAAGTGTACTTGAGGAGGCCTATTTTTGTGTATGTTTGCCTATTTTGTTTATCTACCTGGATATGGGACTTGTGAGATTGAATCACCTAGATCATCTGGTTTCAATCCATATACACCGTTATATAAAGGAGTTTTCCAAAACCCAACCCATGAAGGTTTCATTTCTAATGGTTCTATTATACCATCTTTAATATTAGGCGCGTTATAAACAAGCAGATAATTACCAATAATTACGTTGGATTCCAATATTTGTTTAGCAGACATACGTGTAAACCACTGGTATTTACGGCGTTTAAGTAGTTCGTCACATGGGATTAATATACCATATGTGGTCGGTTTGATTTTCAAGTAATTGTTACCCATCAAGTCGTCAATCACGATTGGTTTTAATTCGCTACTCTTGGTTCCAATATCACATCCATCTATAAGGTTAATGCTACCGTTTCTGATTCTGGTGTTGCACCATCTGTTAAACTCGCCTGCGAATTTGATATCTGCTGTGAAATTAGTGGAGATAGACCTTTGGATGAAATCAATCAACCCTGCTACACTATTATTCTCTTTGGGTGCGCCACAAAATTCTATGTTTGGATAAAAGTTCTCGGTGGTTGAAGTAATATTTCTATTAACGGTTTCGCATAAAAACAATTTGCTGCCAGAAGTACCTTTCATATAAAGCGGATGCAAGTTATTCATACACAAGAAAGAAATCGGACATATTAGACCACCATATATATACAACAACTTCATCATACCCATGGTTCGGATATTATCTACTATTGGACTACTAACCTTTGACATGTCTATATTCCAATCTGGGATTACCTTTCCAAAAACGCTGTCATCAATTATACAAATAGTAAATGACTCAGCGCACTTGGTGATTATTGAACGTACAGTTAAGTACAAGTATGGCTGGTTTAAATCATAAGACGACCTTGACCCAAAAGTAGCCCATTTACGCGAATTGTACTGATAAGGCACGTGAATCCATAGTATAGGTTTTGCAGTTTTAGCTAAAGTAACTTCGTTCAATACATACTTGTTAATTACATCAATATCTTCCTTAGCTTCATCCATTCTATTTTTGTCCTCCATCTTTTTATAAAGCATACATACAACTATCAATATAAAAAATAGTATAAATATTTGGGTTAATGATGATTTCATAATATATTATAGAATTAGATTTTATTTCTAGAATTGATTTAGAAATAAAACGGTGCTTGAAATGCAAAAAGGTCTAGGGACGGAAAACAAATATTTATTACCACTTTTTAGTATTGCTTCTTTAACCAGGTTGTTATGATGACTACCAGCATTATCTAATATAATAAGATGGTCTTTGT